CCGTCACACCACCCTCCCGTTGGATGGTAATTGTGTGAGCTGTCGAATCATATTCAGCCACCCAGTCTGAGTTGATCTCAGACGGGTAATGTAGGTTCATGTATTGTTTGGCCCAGACTTCATAATCTCCATCAGCAAGACTTGCTTCCTGAATCATGAGTGTTAGTCCAGCCGGAGATCCCGGAATGGAAATGAATGGTCTCACCACTTCTGGATCAACCACAATGGCTTGAGAAATCGAGTATGTCGGTAGACCCGGATAATTGTTTCTAACAGCCCAGTTGAACAAAGATCTCTGATTGATTCCCGGTCCACCTAAATAGGCTTGAACCACGGACTCACCAATAAAAGGTGCATCCGGATTCATCACGGCACCGAAAACCGTAGACTTCAAAAAGTTAGGACGATTCGCCTCGTCACCAGCCATATTGTAGACTGTTGACGAGACGACAATTGTCTTCTTTGTGCTGAAGAGTCCCATTTAGACTCTCCTATCAAATACCAACAGTTGCTCTGTGTGTGGCAAGGACCGTGCCAGCATTGGCAGTAGACAGTTCGGTTGGAGGCGAGATACCTTCATCCAACGTCTTCTGAGTGATCCAGTTGTCCAGATACATCTTGGCTGTCTTGAATTTGGCATCTGCAATGAAACTGGAAATCTGCTGAGTGTAGAGATCTTTTTGTTTGCCCACAGAACCAACGACGGTAATACCATCAGTCCGGGTATCCAGAGTCTTTGACCGTTCACCTTCACGCTGTTCTTTCACCAGATCAAGCTGGATAGGCAGAACGTAGTCAATGTTGAACTGCTTGGTCTCAATGTCAGCAGTAATTGAATCTTTCTGTTTTCCAAGCAAACCAGCAATGGCAGTCAGACCATCTGTTCGAGTATTCAGGGTCTGAGCACGCTGAGACTCCCACTGTTCCTTAATCAGACCAGTCTGAGCAGGGAGCTGTTGGTTGAGCTTGTGCTGTTCTTGACCCAGTTGCACAGGCAACAGGCTATCTCTTTGGAACTCATCAATGTCTGTCTTCAGAGGCAGAGTTGTGTTGATGTTGTAGTTTGCAGTCAGCTTCTCAATCGGTTGCAGTTCCCGGTTGATGAATTCCTTGATGGCAGCTTCAGCCGGAAGAACCCGAGTAGATTGAACTTTGTTGATGTTGACCGAGGACGGAAGCACTTCCATCCGTTGATATTCTTGAATGGCCAGCTCAGCAGGAAGCAGATACTTGACCCGGTAAACTTCACCGTCAGTCTGAGCCATGAGAAGAAAATTCTTTTGATTCTCAGAAGCCAGTTGAAGCTTCGTCATGGCGTATTGAGCACCTGAGTTCTTCATATCGAAGATGGCTTTTTGAGTCGTCACTTTGGCTTCTTCAAGCTCAATGAGAGCTTTAGTAGCCTCAATCTCAGCAATACGAGCCTGCATTTGTGCAGTAATCGAAGCCCAATAGGCTTGATCTTTAGCAAGGATAAACTGAACAGCATTGCCCAGAACCCCTGACATCACTTCGATGTAGACTTTGGCATACTGATCACCAGTGATCCGATTGCCTTTGAATTCACGCTGGATGTGCAGATCAACTGCACTCATGAGTTTGTCAAAAACACCTGTGCCATCAAGCTCGACTACAGTCAGTTCGTCGATGCTGATTTCATCAACATCACTATACAAAGCTGAAGTTTTATCTGGTTCATAATTGAACTTGTCATCTGAAAAATCGACAGTTGGTGAAATCGGAGCGTCTTGGGTTAGAGACACAAACAGTTGTTGAGCGAGGTCATCAACCATCTGTTCATCAGTATAGGTGGTCATCTGATCATCCCTTTCCCAAGACTTCTCCAGATCTCCTTATCAGAGATTATGCAGTGGTGTCGATAGACTGAGCTGCACGCTGGTGTTTTGCCAGATCCTCAATTTCATACATCGTCAGAGGATTTAGGATCTCGATGTTGAACTTTGGAACCATGACAGTCTTGTAAGTCTTCACACCGAATTGGCCACCCTTTTGTTCCTTTCGAAGAGGGAACTTCCACTGTTTCAGATATTCATACATCATCCATGGAATATGGTAGCCGTTCTCGCTTTCTTCACCAAACGGAATATATTTGGCCACTTTTCCGGTGTATTTGTTCTGAAGTGAAATCACAGCCCCACTCAGAACTGCATCATTCGGATCCAAGTTCTGAATCTTCACTCGAACCAGACGAAGAGCTTTGGCACGGATTACTTGCCGACGAAGACTAATATCTTCAATCGTGGTTTCATCCATTGAAAGTAGATCTTGCTTTGGAGCACGAGGCTTTGGCTTGTTGACGATAATCTCTTCGAGATTTTCATCATCAGTATTAACAAAATCCGGTTCGTCGAATTCTTCTCGTTTGTCAGGATTTGACATCAAAAATTTGGAAAGGTAAGTGGTAAGCTTGCCTCTCAAAGTGTCGATACCTGTATTACCTGAGAAGGACACATTCATGTCTTTGGCCAACTTCCGAAGAGGTTCAATGGAAGTGGCAGTCTGGATAGATTCGATGATTTCTTGAGCTGTCATCTGGCTAATGTTGATGTCTTGCATGGTGCTTTTCCTGTTGTTGTTGTGCGAGGATCACCCCTCAATAAATTGAGGGGAACCTTTCAGTTCCCCCCATTTCAGTCCTTTGATCAGTCAGCTCATTCTGGAGCGACAGTATAGACCAGAGCCAGACGCTCAGGGCGAAGGGCAATGAAGCCATACCAGAAGCTGATCGAGCTGAAGCCGATCTTGCCATAGGGGTCGCTAACCGTGGCGTTCTCTTCACCCGGCTTTTTGACGATGATCTTGAACTTCGGTTTGTTACCAGCCTTGCCAGACGACTGGAGGCCAACAGTGGCGAAGCTTTCAGATCCCACAACGAGCATCGGATAAACGTCGTATTTCCCCGAGGTCTCGGTATAGCCAAGGTTGGCAGTGGTAGCAGCAGCACCCGCACCAGCCCAGTGCAGCATGTTCGGCACAATGATGATACGGAAGTCGCCAACCGAACCAATTTCGCCGTTCATGATCGTCGAAGAGTCGGCATACTGACGGACAGGCACAAAGGCCGCGACAGTCAGAGCACCGATGGTCTGAGTCATGTTCTCGACCGTAGTCTGGAGTTGAGACCCGATATACATGATACGGGAAGCGTTGATCGTCTTGGTATCGACCATGGTCGAACCTTTGATAATCTTCGTGTTCTTCGGAGTCCGGTTATCATCGAGAGTGATGGCCAGTTTCTTCAGGTCGGCATAGTTCACAACCGAGGGGTCAGTTCCATGGCCGATGATCGTTGCCACTGATGTAGCCGTTCCACCGAACACGACAGTCCCAGCAGACGACAAAAGGTCGATCTGGAGCAGGTCTTCAGTGATCTGGTTTGCACCAGTCAGCATCTCACGCGACATATGACCATAGAGATCAGAGTCGGTGTCGAACGTGAAAGAATCTTCCGAGAATTCGGTGAAGAAACCATATTCCGAGATCGTTCCAGAGCGTTCGATACGAGTGAAACCAACGCGGTTCACACGACCAGAAGTTTCGTTCAGGTCAGGCATACGGCCAGAGATTGTGCCGATGTCCTTCGAAGAACCATACAGGTTACCCGAACGTTGCTCGATTTGGTAAAGCGGAGCACCAGAAGCACGGTTCGTCGCCTTGTCCACAGCAACTGTGTAAGAGTTCTTCTGAGCCAGTGAAGCACCAGGAAGATTGTTGTTGCTCATGGTCACAATCCACGGACCAGCACCAGACTTGACAGCCACACCACCTTGAATGGCGTTAGTAGCAGTCACAGCAGCATCAGCATCAGTCTGAAGAGTGAACGAGTAGGTCGTCCGTTGACTGATATAGAACAGGTTGTTGATCGTGGCACCAGCCGCGTCGATACCCTGATCGTTGATGTTGCGTTTGTCCAGCAGTGGAACATAGTAGTAAACTTTCAGTTCCTTGCCGTAGTTCGCAGGCATTGAACGAACATCAGCCAGAGGAGAGAAGAACATCTCCCAAGCAGCGTCGATCAGTGATTTGCGGTCCCAATAGTAAGTATTGAACTGAGTGCCGATTGTGGAAGGAGTTCCACCA